GAAGCAAAAAATATTATGACTGTTATTCTCCTTTGTGTCGTTTTTAATGTAGAGCAAGTCGATGGATTGTTTAAGACGCAGAGCATGTTTGTCACTGAAGCCGGTGGTTTGAATATGCAGGCTGTATTTGTTAAGGCTATTCTTATCGGTCTGATATTCTATGCTGTGAAGGTCTATTTACTTTAAAATACCGTAAATCACTTTAAGAAGTCTATGATCCCAGGAGAACTCTCCAGTTTCTTGTAACACTTATTTATCGTGACTTCTGAAATAATACTCACCTTTGATATATCTGATTTTGTAATTTCAAGATTATTGTGCTTGATGTAAAGATAAATACAACCTGCTGCCATTGATTGCGGTGTATTGACATTGTCTATCTTTAATTGTTCACACAATCTCGATATCTTCTGAATAAATTGAATGTCTTTTTCTGATAGTTTCAAGTTATGACTAAATCTAACGATGAAATCATCCATAGATACACTCTTTGTATCTTGATATCTCTGCTTGTTTACAGATGATCTCCGAATAATTTCTGTGAAATTCTTACATCCCTTTGTCATTACCTTCACATCAATATCAAACATGTCTGCTAGTTCACTATGCGAACGCGCTACATTACATTCCTTACAAGCATTGTATACACACGCAGCGATGATGCCCTTTCTATTAGAACCTCGTGATATTTTGGTCTCCGCAATAATCGCATACAACGATTTCGCTGTGTCGCTGATGATCTTTGATAAATTGTTTTTCGAACACTTTTGTTCTATATCCATAAATACCTTGTAAAGACTTCTTTCTCTATAAGGCATAGCATTCCAAGATTGATACTTTTTTACCCGATTCATTTTATCATCAAATGTCCTCGTATTCGCTATGGTTGAACCGACAGAAGAAGAAGGAAGCAATGGATTCATGGGCATTCCGCAACGAGTTGTATCTTTACCCTTACTATCACCCGTTCCATTAAACTTCCATTCTGGTGTATCCATGATGTTATTGATCATTGATCCACATTTTTTACATATGATGACACCCTCATCTGATATATAATTCTTTGTATCATCACAGCATTTTGTTTCTTGTTCTGATGCATTTGCAGGTACATTTATCTTGTCGAGTGTGGCAAAGTAATCGCCGAAATTACATTCCATTGATTCTGTTAAGCCGTCCATAAAATCTGTAAAATTTTCAAAATTATGTTTAAGTAATTTTATTTATTTGTATAACACATTAAGAAATCAAATTTATGTTTACATGTGAATTATTATCTGGATTATGGATTGGTTGTTCTGATACTCTTAATTCCAAGAAATTTATCCAAGACAATCAAATCACCATCATCTTAAACTGCACTCAGCTCTTTGATTTTCCCGATTTACCCGTTCAAAAAATAAGATTACCTTTCTCATCCAATCCTAACTCTGATACGGATTTATCTCTATTACGTGAGAATAAACAACAAATTATTGAATTTATCAAGGATAATATCGATGACAACAATATCCTTATCTGTTGCTACGATGGAAAAAGTATTTCTCCTTTCATCGTGGCTTTATATATCGCAGAATACTCAAAAATAAATCGTTCCTCCATTTACAATATCTTGTTAACAAAAGACAGCAGTTTGTCTCTCTGGTATGATTTATCATTGTTTTATTCATAGTTTATTCATAGAATTAATAGTTTATTCATAGAATTTATGAAAGGAAATCTTCAAATAGTTCATCAACTGTCTGAGGTGGCACTAAATATTCATCCGTCTTCGGGTCTACTGCCTCTAATCTTCTGACTGGGATCTTCTTTGAACCATATTTTGTATCGCCAGTTGAATATACGGGGAAGACATCAAACATCTGCTCTATGAATTCTCTCACATTGTCTATGTGAGAATCACCTGCGTATACGACAATATGTTTTGGTGTTTCAGCTGTCTCACCTTTTTTACCTGTCATCGGACATCCCTTCGGTGATCTAGCTATCTTTTCTTGTGTTTTGTCGAATTTCATAAACATGCGACAAATCATATAGAAATCCGTGAAAATAACTGTATAGTTATCATCTTCCGTAGTTTGATAAGACTTAATAAATGTCTTTAATAAATCTTTGGGAAATTTAACTGATTTCATTACTTTAGCGAATTCTTTCTGAATAGTAGCTTGTCTTTTTGCCATGACCGATGGATCTCCAACTTCCTTTTGAAATTGCTTGTCTTTGGCTTTCTTTTTAAATTCTTCAGCAAAGAATTCATCCATAGCTGCTTGCTTTGTCCTCGTCAGGGGCATTCCGAGGATATATTTTATCAATGTTGTATCTGAAAAATCTTTTCTGACTCTCTTCAGTGTTCCTCTTCCCCATAGAATTTCATCAAAGGGATTGGATAATCTTGGTCCCAATAAATTATTGGGATTTTTCAATGTAAATCTTAAATCCCAGTTCTGATATCTTAAATTGGGATATTGACACGCTCTATCCGTTAAATTATGATACGGACATGCTCCAAATTCCCTACGAATTGCTGTCAATGGATCACTATATCCCTGAATACCTTTTCCAGCAGCGCGAATATCCTCACCCTGATAATAAATTATTTCAGAAAACAAATCAATACAATGCGGAGATTTGCGAATTATTTTCTTTAACAGAGTCGTTATGGAGATAATTCCCGGATCCTCGTGATGCTTGTATTTAGTATGCTCATCACCAAATAAGAAAATTTTTCTAGTTACTCCTCCCAGCTTCACAACGTAATAATGTAAAGCTATGGGACCTCCAATAGTCTTTACAACATTCTTATCAAGTATTGCTCTTCCGATAGGACCATCTTTCTTCACACACTTCTTTGTTTTGCGATTGTATATCTTTCCTGGAGGACACTTGTAAGGGGCCGTTTTTTCCTTCTTCTTTCCTTTGCGAGTGCGACGTGGTCTTCTTCTTTCGGTTCTTCGACGACAACGTTTTGTTGTCGGATTTATCTCACAATCCGGGTGATATCTGGCACCTTTTTCTGCATAAATACATCTCCCAGTTCGTGGATTTAACTTACAGGGCATTATTATCTACTCTTAGATTTTTATTTATCGGAGTTGGGATTGATAGCTGGTTTACTATCTGCTAATTTCTTAAGATTCATGTCTTGGTATTGAATCACAAGATCAATTGATTCCATCGCTGATAAATCTTGCCACGGAATTGGATTCCCTTTTTCATTGATTGATGGTCGTTTCTCATCATATCTTCCGAAACTTAAATATCCCTCTCTTTGTAATCTGTTCAAATGAGTTTTACAATATTCTGTGTTTCCAAAACAGTTTGAGGAACACCTACCTTCTTCATGTCTCTCTTTAGTATAGATTCGCGCGCAGCATTGGTTTCTTTTAGGAGGTATCTTTTCTGGATCTGAGGGGGGATCAATTGTTATCTTTAAATTCTTTGTCTTTTCATTTATTTTTCGTTTCATTAATATCTTAAATTCGTCTTCTGAATAAGATTGTAACTTAGAGTCTTCTTGATATCGTTTCATCAAATCTTCTTGAAGATCATTTCTTAACTTTATCAGGAGGAGTTCCTGTAATTTCATTAATGAATCACAAGATATTTTTAAAAACTTGTGTATCTTAATAAAAATCAAATTTATTGGTAATTTATCTTTTCGGTGCAAAGGAGAAAGTGTTTTCTGCTATGCAGGTATTTACTAATGAATCAACGCATGCTTGTATTTCCCTATCATTTTTTGCTATCTGAATCGTATCATCTATTGCGTTTATGATATCTTTCATTAAATGCGAATTTAAATAGATATCCCTGTATTTTATCTGTAACAGTTTCTGTAAGTCGTCAGCATAGGATACATCTAATTTGAATTCATCATCAGAGGCAGAATTTTTGAGGATCAATTGTGGATTTGCGATTATTTTTACCATATCATTACTTAATGTTTCACTCATCGTATAATATGTAATACGGGATTATTATTGTATCCCTTGGTTATATATTTGAAATTTAAACATAGTGTATCATGATTTTCTTTGAAAACTTGCTTTACAATATCATTTTCATTGAATAATATGCACATCTTTCCATTTTTAAGCGCTGATACAATACCTGAATAATGCGGTATAGAAGACTTGATATGTTTGTCAATATTTATCAATTGCTTAATTAATTCAGGGGACAAATTGATTATCGCATACTTAATAGTATCTATTTTGATAAACTTAATCTTGGAACATTGAAATGTTATCCCAATACTTTTGATATCATGTGGATAGGTATAATATACCTTGTAATGCGTCGGATTGTCTCTTAAATCAATCTTTGAATGATCTAATTTATTTAATTCAGTTAAAAGATAGCTCATCTTAAATATCATTGTAATATTATTATCACTATTGAACTCAACGATGGACTCAACGATGGACTCAATGATGAATTGTAAGAGCATCTTAAAAAACGCTCTTGAATCCGCGAGTTGTCCTAATATTATACTCTATGGCTCAGAGGGTGTCGGTAAAAAACATTTATTGAATGAATTTCTAAGTTATGAATCATGTAAAAAGATAGAACATACAGAGAATAATGATTATAGTATTCTTTACACTGATCAATTCTGTGAATTTGATATTCAACATATCAATCGCATAAATATAGAGCATTTTTTCAAAACGATTCACGAATATATCCGAACAAAAGATAATTATGGTCTTAATAGTACAAGGAAAATTATCCTTAAAAACTTTCAAGGGACTAAATCAATCATTCAAAATCGTTTGCGTGTTATCATAGAGAAATACAGAGCAACCACAATCTTTATCTTAATTACGAATAAATTTACAAGTATTATGGAACCTATTCGGAGTCGTTGTTTATGTATTCGTATTCCCGGCTTAAAGAATTCTGAAAAACGGAAAATTGTCCGTCAATGTATACCTCTTGAAAAACGTAGTTCTCAATTGTATGACATGATTTACACTCTTGATAATCCATCAGATATACAACTTGTGTCCGAATATACGAATCTTAACTTGGTTAAAAAATACAAAGATCCGATCTTAATAGTTTGTCTTAAGATTTATCAAATTTTGGACAAAGCATCACTTACACCACCCGATATTACAGGGTTGAGAGACACATCCTATTCAATCGCAAAATATAATCTGTCTTTGCAAAAAGTATATCAGGGATTACTTGGAATATTTCTTAAAGATCCGAAATATACCATCAAACAAAAAACTCACTTAGTAAAATTTTTCTCTGAATCAGAACATATTTATATCCAATCATATCGCCTGTTAATTCATATAGAATCATTATTTATTCAGATACATACTTACTTGCGCTCCGCAACGACGAAGTAGAGGGCGAGGAGGAAGAACAAGTTCATGTCCTTCTGCGAGCAGCACGCCCAAACGAGAACAAGGAAGAGGAGGGTTCTCACAAAGACATTATCCATGACGGCATGGATTGGCGTGAGGATCGGGCCAAGGAGACCCTGAACTTGAGAGTCTAACTGCTGGCCAAGAACCTCTGTAGGGGCGAAATGAAGGAGGATGAGGCCAATCAAGACCATTTCCATCGGCTTGCGATTCTGCGTAACAAGGCTTCCAAACTTATCCATTTATTTTATACACTAGAAAACATTTTTTTTTTGGAGAAATTAATTCAATTCAATATTTAAATAGACGCGTCTTAAGAATTTAATAAATCTATGAATTATTATGAAATTTTAAAAATAGATCCATGTTCTTGTACAAAATCAATCAAAAGGCATTATTATTCATTGGCCAAAAAATATCATCCTGATAAAAATCCCGATGTTTCTGATGACGACTTTAAAATGTTATCCGAAGCTTATACAACTCTTTCCAATCCCAGAAAAAGATATCTATACGATCTGAAACTTGAATTAAAAGAAAATTTAGGTGACGACTTTGTGCATCATTTTTCGGATGCGGAACTTGAACTATTGGATTCATTTTATAGGAAATTGAAAACATCTACTGAGTTTAAATTCTTAAAGTTGTTGTATGAATCTTTGCCGAAACATGTTCAACGAAGATTTCGCAAGAAATTCAATAATAGACCCTGTGAATCTTTGCTTAATATATCTGAATTGAAGTATATATGGGCCCAAGACTTATTGCACGATTATACTTTGTATCTTAAACGAAATCTTAAGGATGTCTATCATAATCTCTGTAAAGAAATCATCGTCATTAGTAAATCCAAAGTATATCATCTCTTCATTACTCACAGCGATTATTCAATGACACTTTACAATACTGAGTGTAGCAATATCTTACTTAATATTGAAACAATCCTTCCTGAGAAATATACTCTGAATGGTAATGATCTGTATTACAATCATTCACTGAATCTTTATGAATATTATTTCACGGATGCGTTTCATATCCACTTGCTAAATGACATGAATATCAATCTTAAGAACACCGAAGAATTCAATTGTTCCGTGAAAATCAGCGAGTGCGGTTTAAAAGATCATTATAACAAAAGAGGTAATTTATACATTTACAAGAATCTTGATCTTAAGATTCCGAAAGAATATTTACTGCGTTACAAAAGCATCTTAAAAGAAATATTTTGTTAGAAAAAAATCTATTCTTAATGTAAATGGGTCAGGCAGCCAGCAGGCAAGAGGGAGCACCCCCAGAGGGGCAGGGAATCGCAGGGGAGGGGCAGGGAGGGGCGCACGCGCGGGGCGGAGTGCATATCACGGAGGATGGAGTGGTGAGCGGCATTCATCGAAACAGTCGCCACGGCGACGTTAATTGGAATGCCCAGCAGGGGATCGGCTCAAATTTTGTTTCCCTTCAGCGGGATAGTGTATTTGGGTCTCCGGAGCCTGAGTCCGAACCGGCTCCCCCGCAGGAGTGGACAACTTCGGGGGGAAAGATATCGAAAAACGAGCATCTCTGGAAGAACATGGTGGAGTTGTCGAAGATCCTCGTCACTTCCGCCCGGAAAAATTCACCAGAGGATATTGATAAGGCACGGGATGATTTCGTTAAACATCTCATTCAGCTTGGGATCCCGAAACACTATGCGTGGGGTCTGATTAATCGCGCTTCATCGTCGAAGAAAATAAGGCAGTTGCCGAGCGATCTCGAGGGCCATCGAGATGTCTGTGAAATTAGGAATATTGCCAATACAGCCTTCCTTGCGCAGAAGGGCTACGAGTGGACGATTGCTGCGGAGGCACTGGCAGAGGCGCACGAGGACGTGGACCGTGCCCTTAAATTTCTGCAGGACGGCTGGTACCAGCGCCGCAGGAGAAGTGCTCACGCCGGGAGAAAACGTAAAAAACGTAGAAAAACTAAGAAGCGGAAATCACGTAAGTCTAAATCACGGACACGTAGAAAATCACAGAAAAGAAAATCTCGTAGAAGATAAATTGATCTTAAAATTAATCTATTCTTAATGTAACTATGTTAACGAAAACATCTCTTGAATTTATTCAACATTTACTCGGTTCAACAGATGTAAAGGAGCATGTTCCTACACCTTATTTACGAAAGTTGTTTCAAAGATTTCATCGGCAAAAACAATCGTATACAATCGTTCCGGATAATACACATCGGAAAAAGGGAAAATATCCAGAATCGTATTTTATCGGGAAAAGTATGATGACAAAACTAAGAAAATGTGAAAATATTCATTGTATTTCTTGGACAGTAATGACTATGAATGACATTTCTGTTAAGTGCTCTCTGAATATTTACTATGATAAAAAACTTATCTCCAAGGACAAGATAGATATCCTTGTTGATGCGATATCGTTTGTTGCTTCGTTTAGTAACAAAGACAGAGATTTAACCATTCATCTTGCATTACTGAATGATAAAAAACAATTTAGAAAAAATTTAACCGCCTTACACGTAAACTCGGGTTCATGTTCTTTTACCGATACCGTAGCGGAAGTATGTGTCTTTCGGGCCGAAGAATGTCTCAAAGTATTGTTTCACGAATGTATTCACGCTCTTAGGTTTTCAAGAATTGGTGTATGTAAAACAGTTGATGATGTCTATGGTGAAAGATACAATCTGAGTTCAAAAGATATCCTACTTGATGAAACCTATACTGAAATATGGGCGAGACTATTGAATTGCTATTATGTCAGTCAATTTGGTTCTGGAAATGCTCTTGATAAATTCTGTAGCTGTGTTGCTCTTGAAAAAATATTTAGTTTGTATCAAGCAAATAAGATTATTGCACCGCAAAAAAAAACAAAGCGAACTATGAAAAGAGTTTTACCAAGAAGGAATTTAGACCGAGATACAAATGTAACCGCGTATTATCTTGGTTCTGCCGAAGTCTTTCAACATCTCAATGAATTTCTACAATTTACTGATTGTGAACCCTACTTAAAGGATACTACTGGATTTCACGATTTTATGAAAGGTGAATGCCAAAAAATACCAAAAATGAAAATAGATCCTAAAGATCCGAAGCATAAAACAATGCGCATGACTGTCATTGAATTAGAGATTTAAAATACTCATTTTAGATACTCATTTTAGATACTCATTAACGTCTTCTTCTCCTAGTCTTAGATTTTCTTCTTCTTTTAGTCTTAGATTTTCTTCTTCTCTTAGTCTTAGATTTTCTTTTACGACGAGAAACGCGGCCGCCTTGCTGAGAGGCAACCAGCTCTTCTTTGTACTCCAG